TATTCGAAGTCGCCGGCGACCGGATAGGAAGTGCCATCTACCGAGAGATACGCCGTGCCGGCAATGCGGTTCGTGGTATTCGACATTTATGAACTCACAATAAAAGAAGCCGCCCGAGGGCGGTGCAAGCCAGTCGCGATCCGCCTATTGAAGGCGAAACTGAGCGAGCAACGCGAAAATCCGCAGTCCGTCGATGAGCACACCGTCCCACAACTCGTTAATGCGGCTCGGGTTCTGGGCATCCTGCTCGACAATCAGGCCTGCGGCGAACGCTTCGCTGTTCTGGACGTACCCCTCAAACTCCATCGCCTGATATTCAGCGATCTGATCGGCTCGAATGATGTTGGGCGTGACGATGTTCGCGCCCGGCGCGAAGCGCGTGCCGTTCGCTGCCAGCTTCTTGCGGCCGTATTTGCTGGTGACGACACCCTTCAACCGGCGGATCACATACATCAGCAGGAACAGGGTCTCCACCTGCAGATAGCTGTTGTCGGGCTGACCGAAGCCGTTTTTCTGATATGTCGTGATCAGGTTTTCAACCGCGACCGTTCCGTCGTCGGCCACTGTGAAGGTCGAGATACCATCGAACAGCAGCGTATTGCGATCGGTGAGCGCGAAGCGCGCTGCGACCGGTGGCGCAAGAAACGTCGAGAGAGCGACTGTTTGCAGCGGAAGCCCGGGATCTGCACGCAGCGAGACCGCGACCGCGCCACACAGATCGGCTGCGCCCACCCACGCCGGTGTGGGAGAGCCATTGAATCCCATCACACTGCCATGCTGGTCGTTCCGCGTCACGCCGAACGTGGTCAGCGCGCCGACCGTCCCGCGATACATCGCGAAAAAATGCCCGTAGATGCCTTTGGACCATGCCCAGCGACCGTTCTGGTCATTGAGGAATGCCTTGAGGGCATCGAGCGACGTCGCGTCGGTGTATGGCATGACAATGAAGTCGAACGGCATGTCGGCCAGGTTGGCGAGACCCGCGGTCAGCGACGGATTGACCAGGCCGCCGCTCATTGCCACGATCGTGAACGCGAGGCCCGCCGGCGTGACCTCGCCATTGCGCGCACCGCGGTAATTCACGCTGATGTCGATGTCGTTTCCGGCGAGGCCTTTGTTCTTCGCCGTGAAATTCACCTTGCTCGTGGTCGTGCCGTCGACGGCCGCGGTAACCGGCAGGTCTGTCGCCGCGTTGACGGTCGCCGCCAAAGCCGTTGCGAGCTGCGCGGGCGTAAGCGAGGCATTCACGGCCTGCGTGACCAACTGACCGGCGAGATACAGGAAGAGCACCCCGACAGCCGTTGCCGCGGCTGTGAAGTTGATGGAACCGCTCGCGGCCACTGCGCTTGCGTCATCTGCCAGCGGCAAATACCAGAGCTCGCCGAAGTCGTCGCTATCGCGATATGCGGCCGTCATCAGCGCGAGCATTGAGCCCGGTCCGCCGACGGACTTCGCATCCGACTTACCCTGGCAGATAGTCGGCGTATTGGGGGTGCCTGTGCCTGCAGTGGCGATCTGGCCGATGATCAGCGCGCGCTGGGACTGCGTCGCGGTATTAGCCTGGCTGTTGTCGACCTCGGCGTAAAACAGCGGGACGCGGATCTGATCACCGGAAGGGATATTCTTGAACGGAACGGTCACGATTGTTCGCTCCAGGTATTACGGGCAGCGTCTGCAGCAGCCGACGCACCAGTCGTTTCAACGAGGACAACGTCACCGTCGCGCAAGCGGCGATGCCAGTACAGATCGTCGTCCGACACATTCCGGCCTTCTTCCGGAATCAGGTCTTTCAGCTCAGGGTCGCGAATCTTCAGACCCGGTGCGGGTTTGACGAACATGCGTTACTCCTATTGGGGAAATTCAACATCGAAGCCGCCCTCTGCGCGCCCGTCGGGGCCCGAAGTGCGCGGTGCTGGCTGAACTGCGTCGGGGAAAGGCGGGTTGGGGTAAGTGCCGTTGGCGTCGAAGACGTTTCGTAAATCAGCCGTCACGGTCATTTGCTCGAGCGTCGTCTCCACGTCCGGATCAAACGCCTCGTAGATCTGGAAGTGGACGGCCATGCTCACCGCGCCGAAGTGCTGACGACCTTCCGACTTGATTTCGGTCGCGGTCGCGATCGTTGGAAAATCCTGCGTCTGTGCACGAATGGCAATGTTGCGCAACAGGATGTCTTCGATCGTCGCGCCAAGGTCTTCAAGCGCGTCCTGCGCAGCCTCACCGGTTGCTCCGGAGACGATGCCGCGGATCTCGATCACGAAGTCGGTGTTGAACTGCGTCTCGCCGATGTTCCCCGTCGATATCTTCTGGTCATCACCGCAACGCACCAGAATCGCAGGCAGCTTCGCCGGTGGCGTGCTCCAGTCTCCGGGTGATTGAATCGTCGGCGCCGCTTGAGCCGCCTGAAATGCGGCGACCACCATTTTTCGCATGGCCGACCGGCCAGTTGGGTCAGCCACCATCGCCACCTATGAGATTGAGCATCAGTCCGCCTCCGCCCCAACCATCGAGACGGGCCTCGCGCACGACATAGATCAGGCCGGTGCGTTTGATCTGCAGCTGATCGTCCTGCACGGGCTCCGCCTCGAACTGGGAAACCTGGATGCCGAGCCGGGGCTGAACGGTGGCGACCTGCACTCCGTCGACGACGGCGAGCTCGAGGAATGCCTCGTCGAATACCCCGTCGACTTCATACGGAGTTGCCCCCGACACAGGCATATAGAGCACGCGTACTTCCTCGCCGAACGTCTGCATCACCACGCCGTTCATCTTGTCGGTGACGGCGCGCCAATCGAACGGCACGGCTTACGCGCCGGCGTGGCCCTTCTGCAGGACCTCCGGACGAGTGCAGATGTGAAGCGGGTACGAATACGCTTCCATCTTCCAGAACGAATTGCGATCGCGGTCGTAGATCGGGATCACATAGATCGGCTTGCCCGGGGTGTTGACCCACTCGAACGATTCGCCAGGGGCATATGCCACCCGGAAAACGCCAGGCGCGCCGACCGGGAAGAAGTGGACCTCGTCGTCCGGAATCTTGAGCGTCGTGTTGTCGTCGGAGCCGCGATAGTTCGACCAGGTCACGCCGGCGAACGGGAACGCTTCGAACGCTGCGCCCTGGCTGTCGTCGCGCAGCTCCGCTGCGGCACTCCAGTTCAGGTAAGTCCGAATCACGTCCGGGTGATTGGTGAGCTCGTCGTAGAACAGGTCTCCACACAACGCGTAGATCTTCGTCGTGGGCAGAAATGCGCCCTGCGCTTTCCGTGCCATCGTCCGGCGGATGCCGTTGACGATCGGCCGCAGGCTGTTGGGAGTCGCCACGGACAGATTGAAGGGAACAAGGCTCGGTGGAGTGATGCCGAACTCATCGAACCAGTTGTATTTCACCGTTCCATCTGCATCGAGCAGCATGCCCTGCACTGCGGCCAGACGGTGGTATTCCCACGTGTACTCGATGTTGCTCGTGAGTCCCGTGGGGCCGTTGAGACGGCGCGCGACTTCCGCCTGCACCTGCATGAGCTCGGTCTCGGTACCGAACGCACGAATGTCCTGGATTTCGTTCGCGTACAGCGTATCGGCGTGCATGATGCGCGGCACCTTGAAGTAACGCGCTTCACGCTGTTCCGTCGTACGTTGCGTGCCTTCCTGGCCGCGCTCGCTGAACGGAACGACGACGAGCTTGCCTTGCCGCTGCTCGACCGCGAGAGCCGTTGTGCGGATCGGATCCGGCTCGAAGATATTCAGATCGCCGAGGCCCGTCGGCTGAAACGGGTATTTGTCGACCGCGGTCGTCAGTTGGATGGTCGTAAACGCATCCTGGTGAAACACGTCCAAACTGGCCATTATTTGGCTCCAGAAATAATAATGGCCGCTTGCGCGGCCGACTGTTATCGGAAAAACGAGGAGAAGTGCGGGCGCTCAGCGAACGATGATTCCCAAGGCGGCTAGCTGTGCAGTGCCGGCAGAGATCTGATTCGTGGTTGCTCCCGTCGGCCAGAACAGTTCGAAGCCGTTGACCTCGCAGTCGCGCGTGACGACGGTGCCGGGCTGGTCCGCGAGCGTCGCATCGACGTTTGCGAACGAGATGGCGGCAGCGACCTGCGATCCGTCCGTCGCCGTCAGGCTGAGCGGCACGTAGACTTTCGAAAGTGCGGACACAGTCACGTCGAATTCGTCGCCGACCACGAAGTCCGTCGCGCCGTCGGCGATCACGAACTTGATCTGATCGTTGAAGGTGGCTCCGACCGCGACATCACCGATCACGTCGCCCGTCGGATCGAATACGCGGAAGGTGCCGCCGTTTGCCGCGGCAGTGATGCATCGCACGGCGTAGACGCCGGGCTGCGCATTGCCGACGACGGGGGTCGTCGCGTCGAGCGTGAAAGTGCCGTTGCCGGTATTGCCGGCCTTGGCAGCGGCCGCCGCGGTGCCGCCGACCTTGCGGCCGAGGACCTGGCCCGCCTGAATCTTTGCGGCGCCGCTGAGCGTGCCGCGATCGCGGGAACGGTGGCCACGCGATTCACTGACCAGAAAGCCACCGTCGTGGCGGCCTTCGATGAGAGGGGTTTGCGTCATGATGAGTTACCTCAGGGGTTCGATTGACGGGTGGGACTGATCAGCGCTGGCGCGCTGGCCGTGCTCTCTGCATCGCGGTGTCCCAGCTGGCTGCGATCGCCTGCTCCGAACTCACGCCACGCTCACCACCGGCGCCGAGCGACGGATTGCGACGTGACACCGGCGCGGCCGCCAGGGGCGCCGGCGTGCCGGTCAACACCGCGAGCGCCTCTTTGCGAGTCATCGACGTGTTGAACGCGAGATTCGCGGCCAGAACAGGGTTCCTGCCGGCGGCGGCCGAGCCCATAATCCGGGCGCAGCGCATCCGCTCGCGTCGACGCGCACTCGCCGCTGCGCTATTGCCGCGCATCTCTTCCTCGTCGTCGTCATCGTCCTCGGCGCCCGGGTCGTCTTTACCGTCCTCGCCTTTGGCTTTGCCCTTCTTGCCGCCCTTGTCGTCCGGCGGCGGATCGTCGCCTGCTGCTTTGCCGTCGCCGTTTTCGCGGTTCTGATCACCATCGCCCGTATCGTCGCCTTCGGCCTTGCCGTTCTTACCGCCTTTGTCATCGGGGGGAGGCGTATCGTCGGCCGCGTGGGCCGCTCCTTTACCGAGGTGGGCGAAGCTGATACCACCTCGCGCAGCCAGGTTGCGAAACAAATTGCTCATGTGATTACCCTGTTGGTGGGATAAGTCAGCCCAGCTCGTCGAGCAAGGATGCGAATGCTTCGTCGGGCGACATCACTGCGTCCGCGAAGCCGATTTCGACGCCAGCGGCGCCGAGGAATGTGCCGGCCTGTGTGCCACGCACATTTGCGGTAGTGAGGCCGCGGTTGCGCGCCACGGTCTCAACAAATAACTGGCCCATCGCGTCGACGTCGGATTGAAACCGCGCGCGCGCGTCCTTAGACAACGGCTTCATGTCGCTGCCGTCGGCTTTCTTGTCGCCGAAATAGATGAGTTCGACCTCGATTCCCGCTTTCGTCAGCGCCTGCGAAAAATCGACGTGCATGCATATGACGCCAACGCTGCCGGTGCCGCCGGTACGAGGGACGATGATCCGGCTCGCCGCCGTCGCGATCGCATACGCGGCCGAATAAGCACTTTCGGTGCAAATTGCCCAGATCGGCTTGACGTCCCGCGCGGCATAGATCGAGTCGACGAGATCAAAACAGCCAGCGACCTCGCCGCCCGGCGAATCGATATCGAGCACGATCGCTCGAAC